AAGAAATTGATATTATATTAATTTCTTTTTCTATCAGTGAACAAATCTACAGGTTCGAGTACCGAAGGGAAAGACCGCTTTGACAATGCCTACAGTATTGAGCAAATGCCGCAAGGCAACCGCGAAATCTTCTCAAGAGAGTAGCAACCCTGAGCATGAGACATCGGTCTCGTGTCCAAGTAGTCAGTTTGATCTGGAATGCAATCTGAACTACAAAGGATACGAGAAAGATCTCTCTCTAAAACTCAAGGGTAGGAACTGGAAACGGAATGTTGAATTACGACAATGGACTAAGATCACAAAGGAAGAAGTATACATTGTGGAAGATGATGTGATATTTTCCGATCTTAGAAACGACATACGAAAAGACCAACCAAACAACAAAGCTCTTCAGGAGATCCACTTGTTGAGACAACTAGTGCGAGAAAGACAACACATGGGCTGGAAACGAAGTACAATCGAGTATCTAGAGAAGACCCCTGGATTGAAAGAAAGGAAAATTGGTGTACAACATCTGGAGAACTTACTGAGACAATATGGTAAGGACAAGAGCAAGACAAAGTTGTCAAGAAGGAACAAAATTGATGCCGAATTGCAAGGAGACTCACCATCCAAGAAGACTATATCAAAGATCAGAGACTGGGTAGCCAAACCTATTGCTACAGAGTTGCACCAAGCAAGAGACAGTGCTGAAGATACCATCAAGGACGTCGGAGAAACTATCAAGGAAACCCTAACTGGAATGAGGGATGACCTAGGTAAGGCAACGACGTGTATGGAGGCTATTTTCAAGGATCTGCATGGTGATATTAAAGATATCTTGGAACCGATCAAGAAAATGTTGGACAAGACAAAAGATTGGAGAAAACATCTCGTATCCCAAGTTGCATTCAACATACATGACTTGTATCTCATACTGAGAATGATATCCTTGGAGGAAACTTGGTATCTTGCTGCATTGGCAATAGGACCTATCATACTACAGTGGAGCTTAGGCCCTGTGCTTACAACAGTCTGCATGTCTCTTGCAGCTGTGTTGTACTACACCTGGCATGCTAAGAAAGGTGAAGCTGTTGATGCAGAGAGACAAGGATTTCTTGAGGATAATATCATATCAAGAATGATTGTTTTTATCGGTGCACTACTAGGTATCAAGTCCAACATGATGCACGTAAGAGAAACAACAATGTTGATGGCGGGATTGAATTCTATGAGGAACCTCGGAAAGTCGATACTTGATGTGGCTATATCGCTGATAAAAATATTGAGTGATTGGTTCGGACGAGAAACACCAGATGAGAAAGTGAAGAAAGACATCAAGAAGAGAGTAGACATTTGGATAAATAGAGCGACGAACTGGTTGAAGCGAGGCAAAGCAGATGTCAAGACGACGTTATCTAATGTCAAGGAAGTTAAGTCGATTGCCGTGGAGAGTTATGGATTGTTGCAAGAGATTGCAAACTATGATGTTCTCCCCAAAAACAAATCGACAATCTTCCAGAGAATAGCTAGGATGTTCAATGAATTTGCTATAGAAGCTGATTCAGTACTCAACAGACGTATGAAACGCCAGAGACCAATATGTGTTTTCTTCCATGGACCATCCAGACAAGGAAAAACATCAGCTATGGAACATTTACAGAGGGACTTCATCAACGCTATAAGACCGGAAACACCTTACGATGCTATGCAAGATCATTTCAGTAAGAGTAACAAGGATAATTTCTACTCTGGTTACTCGAGTCAGCCTGTTTTCGAGTATGACGATATTCTGCAAACCAACGAAGCTTGCAAAGCATACGAGTTCATAGATGAAATAATCCAATTGAACAACGTGAATCCAATGATAGCAAATATGGCTGGATTGGAAGAGAAGGGATGCACATATCTCGAACCGAAGTTGATAACAGGAACTACTAATGTCGATTTCTTGTATGGTTCGGGAGAGAAGAAGATGCCTGTTAACTTGGAGAGGCTCATGGCGGATGTGGATGCTATGAAGAACAGAATAGATGTCTATTGCAGAGTTGTGGTTAAAGATGAGTTCAGGAAAGATAATAGAATTTCAGAGGAGCTTATCGATAAAGCAGGAATGACTAACAACCCGAGGATTTGTTCCTATAGAACATACACAATTCACGACTTCAAGACTGGACCGAGAACCTCTACGAAAGAGAAACCAGAATACATCGATTATTCTTACGACGATATATTGGATTGGTGTGTGATGGAATACAGGAGAAGGGAAATTCTACATTTAGAGCAAGTTGAAGACTATCTCCTGAAGGTAACAGAACTACCCAAGACCAGAGTCTACTCCACTGAAGGTTTTCTTATTGACTATTATCCTGATAAGGCAACTGGTGTACACTCGATTCTTGTAAAGAATAGAGAGCTTGTTGCTAAACGTATGGGGAGTGCCATCACAGCTGCCACTCGCGAGAGGGCGTCTGAAATTGCATTAACTATATGGGAAGAAGCTAGCACATACTTTGCCACTGAGAATCTTCAATCTGGATGTATATCGAAGAAGAAGGACCAATGCTTGAAGTTTCTCAGCACCATGAAGAATAAAGCCACCACGAACATAACAGATATCTGGAATGAGATCAAGGAATATACGGCACCAGAAGTTGTCTATGAATGTGAGATACCTCATGAACGACAACTAGTATGGTATGGATATGGACTGGATGTATGTGAGTACGTGACATGTGTACACTGCAAAAATGTTAAAATTGACTATGCATGGAAACATCCTCACATGTTCGAGATTATTCATGTTGATGGAAGCCGTGTGAATGTGGGAGATTGTGAGAAGAACTATGTTCAGCAGGTTGTGAGTCTTGGACTGGAAATCAAGACAAAGGAGAAGGTCTTCAATTTTATCAGGAGGATATTATCACTGATACTTGATGTATGCAAAGACAACAAGTACAAGCTTGCAGCCTTAGCTACAGCCGGAGCTGGAATTGCAGGTCTGATACAACTAGATAAATCACGCCGTGATGTAGATTATGTAGACATAGTCAATAGACGAATTGTGAAGAAATCTCAACTTGAGGACTACACGACAGCAGGCATGGAGACCAACTTACAATACTACGATCCATCGGAAGTACCATCTGATACACCGGAGAAATTGCAACAACAGCTGATGTTCGAACGCATGCTTGAGCAATCAAAGGCAAGTTCGAAGCAACATAAGACAAGAGGTGGAGGTAATATCCATAATAGGAACTTCGACAGATCAGGTGCAGCTTTTGCTTTACGACAAGCTGATTCATCTTACGCTGATTCAATTGTGGATAATTGTGGTAGAATTGAAGTTGAAGGAAGGAGTTTCCCAATATTATATCTTGGCAACAAGATGTTCATGAGTGTTGCTCATGCAATCGAACAATTGTTCGATGTCAGACATGAAGCCATATATACAATATCTGGACGCCTTGGAAGTAAGACGATAAACCATCATCCTCAAAAGTCGTGTTGGCTTGTCAACTCACATACTGATACTGTCTACTTTATGGATGCTTTAGTACCTGATTATCGCTCATTGATCTCAAGATTTATGAGGGAATCGGATTTACCGAAGTTTTCGTGTACTGTTGGACAGAACAAGACCCTGGTAACAGCTACCCGTATTGAAATCACACCATCAGGAGTTGTTGATAGGAACACCGGAATGATTGAAAGAGTTGTACCATCATTGAGATTGGCTAATTGTCCTGACTACGTCATTGATATGGGAGTTTGTTATGATTCTGACAATAGAGCTGGATGTTGTGGTTCGGTTGTGATACAATCTAATCCAACACTTCCTGCCATTCTCGGTTTGCACATAGCAGGGAACGTTCAATACGCAAAGTGTTATGCTAGTATTGTTACGCGAGAGCTGATAGAAGAAATCCAATCAATGATGTTTGTTAGTGATGATGCGATACTAGCAGAGAAACAGGGGTACGATACAGAAGAAGAACTGCTAGCAGATACAAGATATGAATTTGTCCACTCAGACTATCAGACAGTTGCCAAGGAAAGAGAAACCGTAGTAGAATTGTACAACTTCCTTTCACCACACACGGATGTTGAAGTGATACCACCTAACGCAAGAATACGGATGCCTTCGGATTCAAAATTGGAAAGAGCTCCTTTGTACGGATTATACTCAACTGAGACTCAACCAGCTATTTTACGACCATACCGCATCTTCGATGAATTCGGTATTCGGATGGAGAGTCCGGTCAATGTTGGTGTAAAGAAGAGTTTCAAAGGTTGTAGCAGATTCAAACAGAAAGACATTGATCAAGCTAAGGAACTTGTTAGGTTTAAGTTGTTCTCAAACGCTAGGAAGAAGATCTATCCTGGAAAAGTGTTGACAGTTGATGAAGCCGTTAATGGAAGACCGCTTGATAATTATATCAAGAGTATAGACATGACGACTTCCGCTGGATACCCATTCAATCGTAAGGATTTGTACCCACATCTAGATAACAGCAAGAGATGTTTGTTCAACAGAGATTCTTCTGACCTTTATATCATGACACCACTCATGCAAAGAGAATACACTAGAACTATTGATGCACTGATTAAAGGTAGTGATCCCGGATTAGATTTCACAGACACACTCAAGGATGAGAAATTACCAGTGGGAAAGAATGCACGTCTATTTTCAGCAGGATCAGTGGTCGGAACTATCATTGGACGCCAGTATTATGGTATGGCTGCAGCAGCGATAATGGAACAACACAGTTGTAATGAAGTTAGTGTTGGAGTTGCACCTACTATTGGCGATTGGACAGCTTTGTGGAAATACCTAGAGTCAGTGGATAGCAATTGTAAATACATTGCTGGAGATTACTCTGCTTTTGATCGTACGCTGGAAGCAAATCTACTTGAAGCAGCCTTTGACATCTTGGATAGTTACTATGATATGGAAGGTCCAGAACAGCTCAAAATTAGATGGAATTACAGACAATCTATCGTGAGAGCTTGGCATAGATGTGGAGCTTTGAGATATCGAGCACAGTGGGGAAATCCATCTGGAAATCCGTTGACAACTATAATCAACTCTATCTGTAATTCAATGATGATGAGAATAATCTTCAAACGAGCAGGGAATGATATGAGAGAGTTTGATAATCACGTTAGAATGATTTCCTTTGGTGATGACCATGTTCTCACAGTGTCTCCAGATGTTACAAACTTCAACATGAAATCCATAGCTAGAATCTTCAAACAATACAATGTTACTTATACAACAACGGATAAGAAGACCAACTTCGAGAGGGAGTTCATCCCTCTGGATGAGGTCACCTATCTCAAAAGGTATTTCCACATTGTAGATGTAGATCAACTGAGCCGCTCAAAGATAGCAGTACCAAGGCTCATGCTAGATTCTATTGATGAAATGTTTAACTGGAGAAAGAGATCCGACACGAGAGACGTTGACTATCTCTTGACTATCAATCAGGCTCTATACGAGTACTCATTATGGGGTCAGGAGGAATTCAACACCAGACATAGGTTGATCGCGAGAATGGCAGCGTCACACGACTTGACACTACTTCCCACAGATTACCATTATGGACAACGACTACTAGGAGCAACGGATTTGGAATGGAAGCAGATCTCTGATATCAAGAGGTACGCCAGCCCCGCAGGTGGGTGGCTCCTCTCTGATGAAGAGACGGATTAGTTTGTTTTATTAATATTTTGGGTTTGGTGTATTAATCGCATATATAGGAACTCCAACTGGAATGGGAGATCATTTTGTGGTAACTGGAATGACCACTTTCTTTTATGTTATTGGAACCAAAAACAATATAAAATTTGAAAACAACAAAAATATTTATGCCTATGTAAAGATTAAGGGTTAAGGGTGATATACAATATATATAGAGTCTGGAAAATCTGTATTATAGCCACATGCATAGGTCACTAGAAAATTTCCACTTACTATAGTCTAATACAACATAGTATTTTATTCAGTATTAACAATCAAGAAACAGAACATATACAAGATCAACAAACAGGTAACGAAACTGAAGATGTGCAGAACAGTGCTTTCCAACAAGAGTCTCAAGATGAAGTGGGTGGACAAGTACAAGCTGCCGTTGACAGAATCGACCGAACGGCTGAGACACAATCAGTCAAACAATTTCTCGAAAGATTTAGACCTCTAGATTTAATACCTTGGACTCAAGACCAGGGTCAGGGATCCATTGTATACTCCTTCGATCCGCTTAGAGCTGTGTTATCCAAACCTGCTATCACGAAGAAGCTAGCTAACTTTAAATATTTAAATTGCTCAGCTGAAATCAAGATTCAAGTAACAGGTAATCAGTTCATGGCTGGAAAGTTGTATGCAGTTTGGACACCACCCAATCGAATCGGATCTACGGTTCAAGGTAATACTCTCACAAGAATTTCTGGTGTACGTGAAAAGGTAGAGTTGTACCCAACCTCTTCTGATGCTGTGACTCTCAAGATTCCATTGATGCAGTATAATCAGTATTTCGATCTTCAGAAGTATGGTGGGGACCACTACTACGACCAAAGCATGGTTATGCCAGAACTGGACAACTACATGACGCTTGGATTGGTAACAGTGTATGTTGTTGCACCCCTAGTAGCCACAGAACCTACAGGAGTTGCTGAGCTGGCTTTCTACGCCCGATTGGTCGATGTAGATTTGCCACCAGTGTTCACAGAGGAAACTATGAACGTGGGATTAGGAGGTTATAGTGGTTTTTCAGCAGCTAGCAGGTTGATGGATACAACGAACCAACCATTGCTTGCGGCTATGGCTCAGTTGGATGCAGAGACGTCCGACAACGGTAGAACAGTGGATGCACAATTGCAAGGTTTTGGAGACTTCTTTAGAAGTAAGAAACAACCGGAAGAAAGGATTATGAAGTACAAGACTTTCAACTTGACGACTGGAGATGATAGATCAGTTCTATTATCCATGGACGCCAATAATAGTGTAACACCAACTGGACCAAACCAATTACCAACTACAACAAGTATAGCAGATATTGTATCGATTCCACAAATCCTGTACACGGCTCAACTTACATCATCGATTCCCAGGAGATCACGAATCTTCAAATGGAATCCTAGTCCAATGAATACAGCTTGTGAATACATTAGACCTATGCCTACTGGCTATTGGGATGGTGTAGCCACTACATTCGATAAGTTCAGCAGAATGGCGTTGAGCACCAACCCTTACATGACGAAGATTGCTTCTATGTTCAAGTATTGGAGAGGTACAATGGTATTGGATCTGGAGTTTGTCTGTACTAGCTTTACCCGAGCTATGTTCGCTGTCAATTGGACTCCTGGAGATACTCCTTTATATGGAGATTTTTCTTCATCAGGAGAATCCTCGGATCCTAATGCTTGGCCTGAGAATTACACACAATACATTGTTGTGGCAGGTAACACCAAGACCAGAATTGAAATACCTTTCTATAGTAGGTACTGGGCATTGTCCACACAGTTGAACTATTTCCAAGCTCATAACAACATGGGTTATAGATTGCCATTACATAATGGTAGTCTGGAGATATCTGTAGTGAATCCAGTTACAACAACAACTATAGATCAGACACCTGACATAATGATGATAGTGAGTGCTTCCATGAAAGATGCCGAATTCTTCAGACCAACCAGTGAACAATTGTCGAATACACAAGGAGAGGCATATCTATTGACACAATCATCTGTAGTACAAGCTGAACAACAAGGATTATTTTCCTCAAAGAAGAAAGATTCTGTTGTTACAGAGTTCGGCAAGACAATGCCAATTGATACGAAACAGATGTTTGGTGAGTCCATCCAAGACATTATGCAGCTGACCAAAAGAGACACATACATGAGCTACTGGGTGAAGCCAAAACATGGAGCTGGAACTGCAATATCTGTTTTCTCTCCTGAGATGTTCACTATCAATACACTACCAGCTATCGTATACCCAGATACACCACCAGCACTTGGAACAGTGATTGGAGATCGTTCATTTGCAACGTTTCTATCGACAATGTTCTTACAAGCTAGGGGTGAGGCAACGTACACAGCGATGTGCAAGTCCCCCGTAGCTCTGAGCAATGTCACACTATCCAAGAACAAGAACACAACGTACCTTGAGAACCCTGGATTGTTGGAGACAATGACATCGAAGCAAGTTTATACGCAGAGCGGTGCCGGCATCTACTTTGATACTGACACGGCTGTTATACCTGCTTCAGTCTCCGTTCCATACTATACAGCTAGTCCGTTTATTCTGACTCCTGATGTGGGACACACCAAGATGGGAGTTCCAACAGGTGCAACCATGCCAGCAGACATTTTGACTAATAAGTATCAGAATGTGACTGGTATACCCGGAGCATATGTTAACCTGGAGGGAGAAGCCAATCAACAAGTAGACTTTTATGTACACTTGAATGATGGTTTCACCTTCTCTGGATTATATCCAGACAAGTCAACTATGTTCCACTTCTCAAAGTATCTAGATCCACTTGTTGGCATTAGACCAAAATCTAGTACTACCTAGCGCGGCTATCGGCGCAGATTATTCCAGAATCTAAACAGACATTTTCTTTATATTACTTATTAATTTACTATTTTTAAATTCACACATGTTGTAAGGATATTATCCATGTTGTGGGGCCCATAAGGCCATTTGAGATGAGGAGTTTTTCATCAATTTTGTATGGCCTAGTGGCCCTGATGTTTTTTATTCTCAAATATTTTGAATGATACTATCGGTAAACTTTTGATAATAAGC